AAATGAATACCATTTCTTTCTGTTGTATATTTGAAAATAGAGTGGGTCTCCATATATATAACATTTTATTTTATGGTATATCTTTAAAAATAGATTTTAATAATTTAGTATTGGTTATTGTATTGTCGCTCCAGTTGTTTAAAAATCGTTCAAAATCTTCCACATAAGTATCGTCCATTTGTTTGTGTTCTAAAGCATAATCAAAAAGCAAACAATACCAACCACATACATCGCTATGGATATTTTGAATGTGCCTGTTACTATACGCAATGGGTCTAAAGTTTTTCAAATAATTCGCTACTTCAATTGGCATGTCAATCCCAAAACTATCAAAATATATTGCCTCGCAAACTTTCTCTTTATTTTTCTTACCTTTGTAATTGTCCCTATCTTCATCGCATACAATTTTAAAACAAACAAAATGAGTTCCTGCTTCATGAGCATCACTCATATTAATATAATATGTTCCTATTTGTTGTGGTATTGGTTCTAGTTCATCTTTACTAAATACACCCACGATTGGTAAGTCCATTCTTTTACACAAACGATGTAAATCAAAATTAGTTAAACTCATATACTTTATACACATATTTATTTTACATGATGAGTTCACCATTCCCACCATTTTGAAAACTACTTTGTGGAGTAAATGGATGATTTTGTGCGGAATACAAAGTGGCATATGGACTGAAGGTTGGTATATCACTCGCTGGTCTTACCATAGCACCTTTACGACCCTTTCCACTTTTCATTCCGTA